TACATGGCCGATGGTGGTTACAATGGATGGGACATGAGTAATGGTAGAGTTACCTTAAATGGTAATTTAGTTACTTATTATGATTTTGACCGAGATGCGGATGCGTTCTTTATTAGTTCAGTTTCGGGTGGCGGACAAAAAGGGTTTAGAGAAAAAGCGGATGTTTACCAATATCTTACCGAAAACTTAAATCTTTCAAAATACGCCAAAGGTGGTATGATGGCGAAAGGTGGTTACATTGTTAAAGATAGGGTACAGGGGTCGCAAGGTGATTACGAAATCCTACTAACATATAATGGTAAAACACAATTATCAAACTTGACAATTAATGATATTGACAATCCTAAATTAAGTACGACGTGGGAAAATATTCCATATTCTGTTGTAGATAGTTTTGCGGAAAAATTTAAAGAGTTAATTGAGGAAGAAGAGGATTCTTACTATGAAGATGATTTCACGGAAAATGATTGGTCGTACAATAATAAAATTATGTCCTATAATACGGGCGACACAAAATTTGGGGCTATGAAAAATTCCGATGGATTTACATTTTACATAAATGATAAAACCATGTCTTTTGAATCCGAAAGTTTGATGCAAAGTATTTCAAATGCTTTTATTGAATTAATTGATGAAGTTGGAGAATCTGGCTACGATGATGAAGAAGATTATGCCAAAGGTGGTAAAATTAAACTCGGTGACACAATTTATAAAGCGTGGTTCAAAAACCCTGCTGATAGTTCCGAAAAATTCTATAAAGTATATGTAAATGCCAAAAGTAAAGTTGAAGCCGAAAATAAAGCGAAATTAATTGATGGGGAAAACTTTGTTCATGTATCTACGCCCCAAACAATTTTTGGTGAATATCAAATTCGAGATATTAAAAGTGATAGTACCCCTATTTATGCCAAAGGTGGTGCTATAAATCCCAATATTATTTTGTCTTTTTCTTTTAACACAGACAACATTAGTTTGAATGAAGTAAAGAGAATTGTAGAAGGTTATTCAAAAGATTGGCGTACAAGTGGAGATATTTCGCAAGTCAATTTTTATGTCACCTTAAAAGAAAATGATGCGGATGATTTATTAAAAGAATTAAAATCTTATGGATATTTTTATGATTTTGAAAAAACAAAAAATAGATATGCCAAAGGTGGGATGATGTCTAATGGGGGTATTCTAAATGAAGAAACAAAATATAAAATTGATAATGGATTTACAAAAAAATCATTCAATGAAATTTTGAATGAATTGTTTCCTTACAATTTTGGTTTCAAAGTATTCAAACCACTAAATAGACAAAATATTCTCACTCCAAACTATGATGAAGCCCCATCGGTTTTGTATGGGTATGATGATAGTCAAATTAAAAGTAAATTGCATTTTGACCAATATAAGCGTGACCATGCCATAAATTTTGCAATTGAGCAAGGTGGAGAAAACACTTATTATTATTTTCTAATTGCTGACCAAGAGGGAAATGAGTATGTTGGAACTTTTGGGTTCAAAGACCAAGGGGATGTAGATTCTTCTTATGTAACTCGTTTTATCGCGTTCCTTATGGAGTGTTATGGATTGCCGTTTGAAGTAAAACATAGCGTTATGGCCAAAGGTGGCTACATGGCCAAAGGTGGAATATCAAAAGATTTCAGCGGTAACTACTACTCTACGAATGATTTTGTTCAACAAAATGGATTAGAAGAGGAAGCGGTCAAAGTATTTGGCGAAGATTGGGAGGCCGAAGATGATGTTGACCAAATAGCGGAATTGGCTAACCACATGGGACTTAAGTATGTAATTAAATATGCCGAAACAAGGAATCAATGGAATAAATTGAGGCAAATTGATACTTATCACAAGACCCCCGATAGTGAGTACGATATTTTTGTTATTTCAAACGAAAATTGGAAAAAATATTTAAATAAATAAATATGGCTCAAACATTTGCCCCAAAAAAAATAATTAGTACAATTCGCAAGCGAAAGTATATCACTCCCGCTCAACAAGAGGAGTTGGAACGATTGATTGCGGAAACGGATAATTTCAATCATTATACCGAGAGTCAAAAAAATGCCTTAATTTATATTAACCGCAAATCGCAAAGGATAAATAGGTATCATTCGTCAAAACCAACCAAAAGAAAGCCAAGAACCATGAAACAAGGCGGTAAAATAAATGAAAGTACCGCCATGGTTTTGAGCCAAAATAAGGAAATTGCTCACCATACCGAAGAACTCAAAAATGCACTCAAAAAGAACCCCGAAGTTGAGCCATGGGTGATTGGTAAAATTGAACGTGCCTCAACCGACATAAGCGATGTAACCCATTATCTTGATGGGCGAACCGAATATGCCGAAGGTGGTGAAATGGAGAGCAAATACATGGTTGTGGAAACCGATAAGACGGGTAGAAAGCGTATTATGGGTAGATACAACGATTATGGGTCGGCCGAGGTTTATGCAATGATGAAGAATGACTTTGTTCTTAAAGGTCGTTCGGTATCTATTGAGGATAACGAGGGCAAATTGGTGAAGCAATTTGAAAAAGGTGGCGAAATCGAAATGAAACCATTGTTGGGGAAAGATGGTGAAAGGCGTATTGATGCAAAAGCCATTGATAGATTGGAAATGTTGGCAAGGGAATTACCCCAAACCAAATATGCCAATATTGATAAAAATGGTCGCTACATTCCTTTAAGGAAACAACTACATAAAAAGATTGTAGACACCTTTAAGAAAAATAAACCTTGTATCGTAAATCGCCAACCTATTGCTATCTTAACGGGTGGCGCACCCGCATCGGGTAAATCAACATTCATTAAAAAGTATGTTGACCTTGACCCCAATAAGGTATACCATATTGATGCTGATGAAGTTCGTGCAATGTTACCCGAATACGAAGGTTGGAATGCAAGTCAAACGCATTTAGAAACGTCGGACATCGTAACTAAACTCATTGACACTATCGGGCAACCTTGTGAATTTGACCTTATTTACGATGGTACTATGAACCGAGCCGATAAATACACCGACTTGGTAGACAAACTACACAACTTGGGTTACAAGGTGTTTATCATTTATATTTCCATTCCCAAGGAAGTAAGTATTGAGCGTTCAAGGGAGAGATATAAGAGTATGGGGCGTTATGTTCCAAAAGAAGTTATTGATAAGGTTTATTCTACGGGCTTGACCGCTTTTGAAGATGTTGCAAAAAACATGGCGGATGGGTATGTTAGAATTGATGGTATTAGTGGCGAAATAGTTGAAAAAGGAGGTATGGAGATGCCAAAGAATGTAGAATACGGGAAAGGTGGCAAAATTGGATTTGAAGCACTTTCAAATAAGGTAGCCAAAAACTATGAGGGCAAATCAGTAAAGCCCGAATATCGCAAGTTATATGGTAAAACATATAGCAAAGAAGAAGCCAAAGAAGTAGGCGATAAGGTTGCTTCAAAGGTCTATCGTTTGCAACTTGCCAAAATGGAAATGGGTGGTGAAGTAGGGGATAATGCCCTTGTACTTTCCGCTAACAAGATGGGGTACATTGTTGAAGTTGGAGATGGTATCTACACTTTACGATTCCCCGATGGTACACAGAGTGTTTTTAGACCAAGTGAATTACAAATTATGAATGATGAAGAATTTGCCAAAGGTGGTCGTTTTCCAAGTAGGGGCGAGACAGTGGATTCAAAAGACCTTAATTATGATATGTTAGATTATTTTTATAGAACGAATAAAAAACTATTAATTGATACTAAAACCCAAAAAGGAATTGAAGGTGGAGTTGGTAAAATGTATGGGGATTTTGTTTTTAATGGAGATAGTATTCAGAAAAAAGATATTGTCAGTGTAACAATTTTAGATGATAATTTTGCCCAAGGTGGTGAAATGGGTAGTGGAGTATTAAAAAGATTTAGGCATAAACACATACCTACATTGACTTATGATGTAATTGATTATACATCAAACGGGTATAAGGGTATTCAAAAGGATAGTAAAAGTTTGAGTGCAAAAGAAAGAAAAGAAGGTAAAATTGCGTACTATTCAAAATCGGAAATCAAGGAATTGTTTGATGAAGAAATGGCCAAAGGTGGTGACACTAGTAAATACAACTATGGTCGCTCATGGGACATGGATAGGCGTAGGTTTAATAAATCCGAAGATTATGAATTGACATTGGATACTCGTAAAAAAGCCTTGGGCGGTTCTATTAATGAGAAATATGAAGATTGGGAAATGGTTGTACTTACCAAAGATGCAAATGGTAAATCACACAACTATCGTTTCCTTGTTTCAGCACGGAACATTGCAGAAGCCAAAGAGATTGCAACTGACCTATGGAATAAAGAGTTTGGTGACATGGATGAAACTTTCTACAAAGTAATGTCCGATTCAAAGTATCGCATGGATTACGGGATGGCCGATGGCGGTTCAGTAGATGGCAATAAGTTTGAAGTTGTAAGCATCATGATGGCTAAATATGGTCAACAAGGCGCAGAGCAATTATATGAATATTTAGAAAAAGACCAAGGGTTAGATATTGTTTTGCAAGAAGTAAAGGATTATCGCAAAGAAAAAGGTGTAGCAAATGAATATTCATCAAACAATGGCAAGTATGATTTCGTTGTATTCAAAAAAGCGGATTTAATAAATGAAAAGCGTTTTGAACAAATGATGGATGGATTTTTTGTTCCGATGGGTATGAGATATACATATAGTGAACAAACGAAAATGGCCAAAGGTGGAATGATGGCCGATGGTGGTGAATTAGAAGTGGGTAGTAAAGTCAAAATTAATAGTGGATATTCTGAATACGACAATAAAATTGCACAAATAGTAAGAATAATGCCCGATAAAAAAACTTTGGAATTGAAAATCAAGCACAAAAAAGGAAACGAGTATGTTCAATTTTCAAAAGATGAAGTGGAGAAATACGCTTATGGTGGCAATATTGAAAAGCAATCTAAACAAGAATGGAATATTAGTCAAAAGAAGTATAACATTATTGATGAAGGCAAAGTTGTTGAAACCAACGTAAGCCAATCGGGGGTTATTGACTATGCCAATACTATTGCTTTCTACGACCTTATGGATGAATCCGAAACGGGCGATGTTCAAGAGATTGACAATTTCCAAGATGCGGTGAATTATTTAGGCATGGTTGATGTTGAAGTAATTGAAGTCGCTGCCGAAGGCACGGAATTGGCAAAGAAAAACCTTTACACCATTGAAAACTTTGGCACTTTGAAAGAAGATGTTGAGTTTATCTTGGAAATGAATGACATTCAGTTCAACGAAAAGGGAGAATCTATTGTAGCCGTAACTACGCCCGACAAGATTAAACTTATAGTTAGCGATATTGAAGATTTAGACGATGCCAATGCCAAAAACATTGTAGTTCGTACCACAAATAAAGTATTGCTTGGAGAAGTTGTTCAACCAACTAAAAAGAAATACACCGAAGGGATGACTGAAAAAACCGCTGAAAGAATCTTGAAAAAGTTGGGGGTTGTAGGTGACGCGCCTATGAATGAATCTCAAAAAGCAAAAAAGGATGCACAAAATGGGCTTATTCTATTCACCCCCGAAATTGATAAGAAATTGTTTGAGCAATATAAGTATGGCTCGGATATGTCAAAGCAAGACGTGGTTGTGAAGATATTTAACCCATATGGTGCGGGAACATGGTATGTTATGAATGCCGACCCCGAAGAACCCGATTATTTGTGGGGTATCGTGGACTTGTTTGAAGTTGAAATGGGTTCAATGAGTCGCGAAGAACTCGTATCTTTAAGAATTCCACCATTGAATGTACGACTTGAAAGGGATGTATCGTTTAAGCCAATTAATGCCAAAGAATTGTGGACTAATTTACAAGATGGCAAAAAATACAAGTTTGGTGGGAATGTAGATTACAAACAAGGCGATTTTGATGCAACAATAAAATGAAAACAACAGCACAAATAGCATACGAGAGAATGACCGAGGAAATACCATTGTTGTCCCTTGAACGTGTCGGGTTAACGAAAGTTAATTTGAAACAAATTAAGGACACCAATGGTGCGGTTATTATATTGAGGAAAGTGTTTGAACAAAATATGCCCAACCAAATAACTGTCAATGAATATTTTGTTGCCCTTATCATGAATAAGCAAAATGAAGTTATTGGCAACTACATTGTAGGTAAGGGAGGCATAGATGCAACTATTGCAGACGTTCGTTTGGTAATGGCTGCGGTATTGTTATTAGGTGGAACGGGAATCATTATTTGCCATAACCACCCAAGCGGGGGGCGTAAACCAAGTGAAGCCGATTTGTTAGTCACCAAAAGAATTTCAAACGCGTGTCAATACATGACTATTTCATTGTTAGACCACATCATATTGTTCCCCGAAAAAACTTTGGGGGATAATGAATTGGGATTTTATTCATTTGCGGTAAATGGAAAGTTGTAAATTCGCATAAACTAAAAATATAAAATATATGGACAACATTGAACAAAAATTGGCTCAACTCGAACTTGGCGTGCGTGATTTACCCCAAAACATTCAAAAATTGATTGAGGGTTTGGATTATCAAGCACAAAAATTAGAACAACAAATTGAAAACTACGAAGACAAAGGCGTAAAAAACGAGGAACTTGAAAGAAAATTTAGTGAAAACTTTCAAGTCATCGAAAGCAAAGAGGCTTATGTAATTAGTAAAATTGAAGATTTTAAAGCATTCCAAGACGAACAAAATAAAGCCCGTGAGGATGCACAAGCAAAAGCGGATGCCGATGCAAAAGCACAAGCCGAAGCCGAAGAAGCACAAAAAGCCAAAAATTTGCCCAAAGAAAAGAGCAAACTTGGATTTGGTGGAATAATTATTGGAGTGGCGGTGCTTGCTATCACCATGGGCGCGGTGAACACTATGAGAAAGTAAGTAATGGAAGTAAGGGTAAACCAAGTATATCACCTTTTTGACCCACAACCTATAAGGTTGTTAGATGTGATATTTGTAGGCCCACTTATGATTTATGCGGGTGTCGAGGGCAACTTTGACCCCGCAATAAAATTCTCACTTATTGCCGTAGGGTTTGCCACAATTTTTTATAACGGAATCAATTACCAAAAGAACTACCATGCCGTACAAGATAACTAACTATACAAAAGCACAAGCCAAGAAGTTGGGTGTTAGCGTGAAGCAATCTTCCGTGAAAGGCAAGAAGATTGATGTTATCAAAGGAGGTAAGAAAATTGCATCCGTTGGGGCTATCGGATATAACGATTATCCCACGTTTAAAAAATTGGAAGCAAGTGGTGAAGTTCCAAAAGGTACGGCTGAAAAAAGGCGCAAGTTGTACAAAGATAGACACGATAAAGACCGAAAGGTTAAAGGTAGTCGTGGTTTTTGGGCTGACAAATTACTTTGGAGTTTAGTATTAATAATACTTTGGTAAAACAATAAGAATATGAATTTTAACAACGAAAAAATTGAAAAGACGCTCATCAATAAAGGATACAAGTTCTTTGTAGATGGTGAGTTTAACGTAAACATCATCGGGGTGCGCAATAGTGCAACGGGGAAAAGAGTTACCAACGCATTCGACGATTGGATGACTTTGAGTTATAAAGAGAATGGCGTATGGAAATACCATGAGTGGGCTTGTACCACCGACAATGGTGCGGGAACGGCTCGTGTAGTAGAAGGTCAATATCGCGGTTCTCACATCATCCGTAAGCATCAAAATAAGTACGACGCGGTGTGCCAAGATAGACCTATCAAGGTGTATCGTGACTACGTAGCGGATGGCGTTTACGATGAATCAAAAATCCAAGAAGGCGTGTTCGGTATCAATATCCATAAAGCGGGTGCTGATAGCGTTCAAGTAAATGATTGGTCACATGGTTGCCAAGTGTTCAAACGCGAAAAGGACTTTAATGAGTTCTTGGAAATTTGCAAAAAAGCCATGGCCTTACACGGGAATCGCTTCACTTACACTTTGATTAATAGCAACGACATTGCTATTGCAAATCCCCCATTAGCATGACGCAAAACCAAAAAACCATTGCATTAATATCATTTGTCCTTCTTGTAGCGGGCGGTGTTGGATATTTGTATTTCCGCAAAGCATCCGTTCCATTGGAAGGTATTGACGAAGCCGACAAAGAGCAATTGAAAAAAATACAAATGGTATGAGTTACGATATAAAAATTCCCGCTACCGAAAGAGAACATAAAGTTCCAAGCAACCAACCACCTTGGAAGCAACAAGCCATTTCTATTGTCAAAAAATACAAGCAATTGTATGGTAAACAATTTCAAGAGGCTAGTAATGTTACGGGCGTTCCAGTGTGGTTATTAGTAGGTTTTGCAAGTGTTGAGGGAGGGGGATTGAAAAATGAAGAATTGACAAACGTCACCCCATCAATAATGCAAATGAATACAAGTACCGCTTGGCAAACGATGAAAGACCAACTTGATAAACCTAGCGTTACAATTGGTGAGTTTTATCCATTCTATTCAATGTTGCCAAGTATTTTCATTGTTAAAAGAGCATTACCAAAGAATTTTTGGGATAGTTCAAATGTAAATATTCGTCAAAATTCGGCACAAAGTTATTTAGAAATTAAACCCGAAATTACATCCGTTCCTTTAATACGGGCTAAAATGTTGAGCGATGTGTACTTTGCAATTTTGTTGGGGGCAACGCACTTGGGACAATTGGGTATCAAGACTATTAAAGAATCGGGTCAATTTAGGTTAGACCACATTATTATTATGTACAATGCGGGTACTGGTCGATTCAAGAGTGCGGTGACGAATAGAAACTTAAATAGGGCGGATACCACAACACTATTGAATCAATTAAATATTGATACTAGTGAAAAGTATATTGTTAAATTAATGGGTAAAAATGGTTTCCTTGATGTTCAAAAGCAAAGATTAGCATAATTATGACGGCTACAAAAAAGATAAGCGCAAACACACTCCCAATTTCGTTTGACCAATTCAAAAAAAATCCCGTGGCAGCGGTGGCATTTTGTATGCTCGCAGCGGTGGGGTATTTGTATTACGATTTACGCGATGGTTACAAAGACCAAATTGAAAAGTCTAACCAAAAAATAGACGCATTAGACCTCAAAATTGACAAATTGGGTTACGCATTAAAAAAGTCCGATTCGGCACTTTCTTCGGCTATCACCGAACTTAGAATTATTAACACAATGAAGAAATTATGAAACACATTTTATTAGTATTTGTCGCCATATTCTTTTGTTTTGAAATATTTGCACCATTGGGTGCGGTGAACGAACCGAAAGTCGATGAAATTGAAGCGATGCTCAAAAAGATAGAGGGCAATTTGAAAATGGCTTCGGCGGTAACGTCCGTTGCAAAAGCCAAAGGCGAAGCACTTGTTGAAAGCAAAGTCGAAGAGAAAAAAGAACTCAAAGCAACCTTGGAAAAAGCCACCGAAGAGTTAAAAGTCGCTACCGAAAAAGTAGAGGTGTTTTCTACTCGGATGGCCGAAGTTGGATTGGACACATCGCTTGTTGTTGAGGAGGCGGTATTGAGTGGGCCAATTTATGAAGAGTGGCTAGAGTATCAAAAGAACGGAGGGGAGTCGGAGTTTGACTACTATCGCGTTTATAGAAAGTAATTGTATATTTGTAATTATGACAAAGAACGAAAAATTATTTTTGTACGCGGGTATTAGTGCCGTTGTTATTTATATAGCATATAAAGTATTCAATAACCCAAAAGACAACAGGTTACGCAAGCCCGATGGTACGTTGGTTGAAACTATTCCACAATCAATAGTCGATGCACAAATGCAAAAAGTAAAAGACCAATTAGAAGCCAAAAGATTAAAGTATGAAGCGACTTGGAAAAAGTCGGGTAGCAAACTTTCTTTTAAAGATTGGTATATTGAAAATGCTGATACTCAACCTATTTAATTAAAAAATTATGAAATTTTTAGAACTATTAACTAAATATGCCACCCCAATCATTGCATTTTTGATATTGCTTTTGGGGTTTACTGTGTTATTTTCAATTATCTTTTGGGACTTCCCAAGTGACCAAAAAGACATTTACTATTCAATTAGCGGTGGTGTACTATCCGTAGTCACCATGATTGTATCTTATTACTTTGGCGCAAGTAAAACCGACATACCTAATACCGAAAAATAATATGCCATACAAAGTTAAAAGCGGTAAAACGGATATTTTTAATGAAACATTTAAAACCGAATCCGAAGCAAAAACGGCAAAGTATTATGCCATAATCGGTGCAAAAAATAATCGAAGCGCATTCAAGACCATGGATGCGAAAATTGTAAAAGTAGCAAAAACCAAAAAGAAATAATATGGAAACCAACGGAAAAACAAATTGGCCAATGGCTTTACTCGGCGTTGCCGTAAGTTTGGGCGTTATCTACGTTACATTTTATGTAGCGGGTAAGGCTTGGAAAAAAGCGTAATGGATGAATAAAATTCTATCCGAAATCGTAAAGTCTACGGAGGGTAAATACTCCAAGGGCGTTCTCTATGCGGGGGCGGTGGGATTGATATTGTCCGATATTATTCCAACGCCCGCCGATGCTTTGTATTTCTATACGGAAAAGAAACTCCGTGATAAATGGAAGTCGGGAGAAATTACACCTCAAAAGTATTGGTCTAGAACGGCGGGGGCATATTACCTCTACAACCCTATATGGTGGGGTATCGTTCTTGGTGCAATGTACTACGCCAAAGGCGATGTTCGTGATAAAGCGAAAATCGGTTTAATGGTCGTCGGCGCGGGAGCGGTCATCGGAGTATTGTATCGCAACTACCAAAAGGACATCAAAGAAATTAAAAAAGAAGTTATCATGGCCACCGAACCAAAAGTGGAATTTACGGGGAATAAACAACCTATTAAAAATGGTCAATATCGTTCGGTAATGCGCCGTGGTAACATAATTAAATTTATAGCATAATGGAAGCAACTACACAACCAACGGGTCAAGCACCCGCGCCTACGGGCGGAATGGCGGAAGCCGTTAACGCAAGTACTCTCGCTTCACCTACCACAATAGTTTCACCCGTACCAAGTGCAAGTGAAATGGCCGAAGGTGGTGATGTAGCACCCGAAACAACGCGTGATGGCTCGCACGATTGGGGTCAATGGATAGCGATTGGTATTATCGGTTTGACACTTACCTCGTTAATCATGCAAATTCTTACAAACCGCAAAACCATGCTCAAGTTGGATAAAGATGATGCCGATATGCGTAAAGACATCAACGAATTGAAAATGAATGTGAAGAAACAAATGGGCGACAAGTATGAGTCCATGGATTAACAATGTCACATACGGAAACCCCGTAGATGAGTTTTTGCCTTATTTAAAGAATGGGGCGTATCAATCCGTTTACGAACAACTCAAAGAATATCCTTTTGCGCCCAACGATAGTGAAGCGACGCAAGATGAGTTGCGCGAGTTAATTTCCTATCAAAATTTACCCGAACAACAAGATGAAAATATTGTGGCGCGGTATATGGGTTACAATGATGATGTAGTCACAATCTTTAAAAAATATGTGACATCAAAGATTGGCGAAAACCTCGATAGTGAAATTGATGAGGTGATTGAAGATTCAAAGTTTGTACTATTAAAATTAAAGTTCTTTTACCAAAGACCTCGACCTTACCAAGTGGCTCAGTATTATAAGGCGAAGTTGTTTCCGTTCAAAAGTATTACCGCAATTAGTCCGTCGTATCCAAGTGGACACGTATTCCAAGCGCGATTACTTACGGAGTTAATTGGTAACAAGTTCCCCGAACACTATGAGTTCTTAAAAAATTTGACACACGATATTTCGGTTAGTAGAATGTTTTTCGGTTTACACTTTACAAGCGATAATGATTTCGCGGTGTATTGCGCAAAGACACTTACCAAATCGAAAGAATTTACAACGAAATATGGAATATGAATTTGGAGTAACCGCTATGGGCAAACCGAGGATGACCCAAAGAGATAAATGGCTCAATCCTCCTCGATTACCAATTACAAAATATAGACTCGTTAAGCAAGGTATAGAAGCCTATGCTTTGATGTATAATTTTGTTTTAAAAGACGATGTAAATGTTATATTTGTAATGCCAATGCCGAGTTCATGGTCAAACAAAAAGCGTTTGGCAATGAATGGTAAGCCACACCAAGTAAAACCCGATATAGACAATATGTTGAAAGCGGTGTTTGATGTGTTGTGTCCGCAAGGCGACCAATCTATTCACTCCGTAGTGGCAAAAAAAATATGGGGCGAAGAGGGTAAAATAATTTTTATTGACAATGACGACAACGAAAATACGGGAGATTGAGAATCTCTTTTCCGCAATAAGTGATACACTTGCCGAAGTTGGGCTTGTACAAACTATTTCAATCCTAAAAAAAGGTAGTCAAGGAGTTTTATGGAAAAGCGATTTAGCCGTTGTTGCTAAAGCCGTTTGCGAAGCCTACGATATACCAACCGAGGTATTGTTTGGCAAAAGCCGAAAGTACCCAAGGAAGTACGCGTTTGCGTGTTGGGTTTATATTTGTTATGTAGACCTAAACTATGGGCTATCGGATTTAAGTGCTTACACTCATTCATCAATGTCTACTATTTCAAAGGCGAAACAACTCATTGAAGATTATCCCAATGAAACCACTTTTGATAAAAAGATTCACGAAAAATTATCGTATAGTAGAAAAAATTTGAGTAAGTACCTAGAGAAAATACCCGAAAATATTTAATCGACACATAAAGAATAATATATGGAAAATGTAGACAATTTATTACAAACCGAAACATTTGAAGCGGACTATAATCCGTTACAAGAGAATGTAAAGCAAAGACCATACACAAGGCCAAATGTTGAAGTAACGGATGCGACACCTATTGCCGAACCCGTATTTACACCACCCTCTTTTGAAGAATTGCAAAATGGGTTTGAGTCCGATATGAATGGTGGTGGTGCGCAAGTGGATGATAGGAAAGTATGGGGGCAATCCGATGAAGATTTTGGTAGTGCAAACCCATACGTAGAGCAACTTGACAAAAAAGACCAAAAGGCTGCGTCATCAGCCCTTGCCGATGCCGTACTTGATGGATATTCTCAATTAAATGGCTTTGGGAATAGACTAATACAATTTGACCCCGCAAAGATTGAAGATTCGATGCGCAAAGGGGAGATAGACCCCAATATCACTTTGCCCATAAATGGACAAAACATTCCGCTACTTGAATACATCAATGAATATAATAGCCAAACCAAGGATGTAATTTCCGTATCGCCCGAATTTGTCG